AAGTTTTCTTTGCCTCAAACAATGCATCAGCACATCCATGTATCTTACCATAACGATGTGTATACTCACCAGACAATGCACAACCATGTTGGATTAACCATGCAGTATTGAATATACTTGCTGCTGCCCATTGAGTGCAAGGATGATTACGGAAAGCACCTTTCTCGGTCTTGAAAGGGGTTCCATCTTTCTTCATGACTAAATCATCACCCCAGTCATAATACCAGTGTGAGAAGACGATAGAGAGCATCTGACAGGTCTCTAAGGGCATCTTGACTACATGCTTATCAGGCAATACCTTAGCACATACATGCGGATCTGGATGGGTAACAAAAATATTCATTAGTCAAATATAGCATGTTTTGATGTACCTGCATTATCATTTGAAATATTTCCTATTCCAGTTTCTTCAGTCTCCTCTAATGTATACTCCCAATCTTCTATCACAGTATTAGCAAGCATCCTATCAGACAGAAGATCCATATCTTCTCTTGCAATCTCTTCAGTCTCTGCATCAAACCAAAAATCAATCACCTTACCAATTCTCAATAAATGAGGTTCTAGTCTAGGAGCAATCCTTTTAGTATTATTCATCACTGCATTACCAGCAGCATCAGATACAGACCCTCTTAGTCTGACATGAACAAGTGCTTTAAATCTCATAATTAAAATTAATTAGAACTCTAGTTTTTTGATCAGTGGCAGTATGTCCACCATGTACTAAATTGGAATCAAAAATTGCTGCTCTATTAGCAACACTCTTTACTTTAGCACCTTTTTGAAACTCTGTGTACCCATTATTAGTATTGACATAAAATGCAACAGTTGTCATATCTTTATAATCAATATGATAACCACTGAATCTATGTGTAGGAGTTTTTGTTGTTAGTATTGCTTTTATTCTATGAAGTTTTTTCTCATCAACCTTTAACTTCCTCAAAATAGGTTTAACTAAATCATAATATTCACTCTTTAAAGGATATTCACCACCCCTATAAAAAGTATGCTGAAACTGAAAAGTATCTGTATCAGTTTCATATGATTCTCTATCCATATAATACCAAGGAAAATAATATCCCATCATATGGTTCTCAAGAAGATCAAACTCTTCTTGAGGTAAGAACTTATCTTCTATTTTACAAGTCATTCCAGTGACGAATTACCCCCGCAATAATAAAACAGTTAGTAATGAGATAAGAAATGAATATAAAAGTACGTACCAGAACAACGTGGTTGTCGTATCGTTTAGTTTTTTCGTCAGAGAAACTACCCAGTGCATACTTCCATATCCTCCAAATTCTTATCACTTCTTTTTAAATACTCCTAATTTTATTAGGACGTAAATTGTAAGAGATGTCCAAAATACAACTTCTAATCCAATGTAATTCATTATCCAAAAGTAGAATCAGGTTCTAGAGCGATAAAATAAGTAAGATCATGTGTCTTACTTACAAATCTAGATAAATTTTTCTGGCAACAAACAACACTATATGTACCAGGTAAGATCTTAATGTTCTCAACCTTAAAGTTAAATGAGAAAGTTTTATCTGTCTCACCTACAACAATAGAAAAATCATTTGATGCATCATTCTTCTTATCACGAACAAGAACTTTAACAACACCATCTCCACCTTCCACAGATAAATCAGGAAGTTGATAAATTGCTGCTGCTTTAAGTAACTTATCCAATTGATCAGTACTCAACTCAAAAGATACATCTTCAGTAGGAAGTGTTATTGAATCTTCTGGTGGGGTAACAATGCAACTAGGATCAGCAAAAAAGTACTTAGAACGAGATCTACCTTCCTTAATAACAACATACTTTTCATTAGCAAAATCAAGTTCAGGATCATTATGAAGACCTAAACCATTTAGATACTGATTAAGATCATAGATACCAAAGTCTCTTGGGAACTCTTCTGAAATAGTTGCTTCAGCAAGAATATTCTTCATCACACTAACTGTGCGAAGTCTATTACCTTTCTTAAAAAGAATTGACTGATTAATATTCGAAAAGTTCTTAAGAAGTGAAAGGGTTGATTCAGAAAGTTTCATAACCACGGGTCGGAGTTTCATTTAATTGCCCACTAAAGTGATAAAGTAGGAGGGAATAGTGTAGTGCTTTAAGTATATCACGTTTTGCTTGTCCCTTCTTGTCGTAACGACTTAGATACTTGATTGCATTAGATCTACAGAATGCTTCTGCATCTCCTACTGACTCAATAAGATCAAGTGTTTGGACGTTATTGTTATCAGAAGTATAATGTCCACCATAAGTGGTAGAAATATAATCCTGAAGAGCCTTGATGGACTCATCTTCTTTGTATTTTCTAATTGTTGTTTTATCTTCTATTCCAGATGTTTTAATATTAAGAGTATCTACCACCAATTCCCTTTTGAGGGGATCAGTTCCTCTTTCATACCTATAGACAGTTTTACCACCATCAGGTGACTCATAAATCCAAGGTGTCTTTCCAGTCACAGATTCTCCCATCAAATGATCAAATGCATCTGTAAAGGGATTTTCTCTGTCTGGATCATTACGATTGTAATCATACCATGCATTAGAATGTTCATAGGCATCTAAATTGATGTCACTAGGAACATTCACAACCCCTTCATCTTTTGATGTCTCTATTTTAATCTCATCACTCATAACATTAGTACCATTAATTTCATCATACAATAAGCTCCATGCATTAATCATACATCTTATCCTCCAACTTGTCAAGATCCACATCAGCATCTACCTTATCATATAACTCAAGGAATGCTTGCTTAGTCTCATCATCAAATCTGTTTACACAGACTTGGATTGCTTTCATCTTATCATTAAAGATACTGTAAGCACGAACGATGTGAACCAATCTACGAGTACTGATGATCTCTTCAATACCACCATCATAGAATGTTTTACGGATAATGTCACCCCAATCAACTAAACGCTTCATGAAGTTAGTATCAGTTACACCTAGATTAGCAGCAACACCACCAAGGATTCTTTGCTCTATTTTTGGAGAGGGATAATCCTGCTCAAATGTTACTGGGAATCTTTCAAGGAAGGCTTCATTGAGCACGTTAGTTCCAATAAATCTTCCGTCGTCTGAACCCTTACCTTTAGTATTTGCGGTTGCGATGACGTTGAATCCGTTTGCTGGTCTGACGAACTTTCCAATTTTTTTAAGGAAAACTCCGTTACCCTCAAGGATGGATTGGAGGCATAAGATTTTGTTCGAGGCGAGGTCAATTTCGTCAAGGAGCAAGATAGCTCCTCTGTTGAGAGCTTGAATAACGGGTCCGTCATGCCAGACTGTGGCACCATCAACAAGACGGAAACCGCCAATAAGATCATCTTCATCTGTTTCGATTGTAATGTTTACACGAATAAGTTCTCTCTTTGCTAAAGCACATGCTTGCTCTACAGAGAATGTCTTACCATTACCTGATAGTCCTGTAATAAAGGTTGGATAAAATAATTTAGACGAAATGATTTTTTTAAGATCATTAAAAGGACCAAACTTAACAAAAGTATCATCCTTTTCAGGTACAAGATTCTGTGCTACAGGTGGTTCTACAGCAGGTGCATTAAAGGAGTTCTCAATTTCCTCAACTACTTTTTGAGTAACTTCCAAATTCCACTTGCCACGACCAACTGAAAATTCTTTAATTTTCTTGGTAACTGTTTGATAACCAATGTCATTTGCACGACAGAAACCACGAACATCAGCAGCAGTAAACTCAACTCCAAAGGTGCTTCTTAAACGATCAATAATTTCTTCCTTTGTCATCTTAAGTTCAAAAGTCATAATGTGATTTGTTTTCGATATACTTATAATACATCAAAAAGGGGGTTAAAAAACCCCCAGTGGACACTTATTTTATCGTCCCCCATACGGGTCATTTAATTCATCATATATCTGTTCTTCTGGTCTAGGATTTTCATATTGCTTCACACTCTCTTCCCATTCCTTCATGGATGATTGTAACTGACCTTCATTCTCTTTTGGATCTAACTTATCATATCCCTTCATCTTTTTCCATTTATTATACAAAGCACCCAAGATCCAGCTAGAAGAAAGACTGTGAGGTCCATTCTCTAGCAGTTCAAGATGCTTTTCATTACTAGTATAATTTTTGTATTCTTCTCTCCAGTTGGAGTCATCATAAAGTTTGTTTGTCATTTAATCTCCATATGAAAAAGTTTTTCCTTTAATTTGTGATTGTCCATATGGGTTTTTACCTTGAGGTTTGAACCTACCCACATTCTCTCCTTTCTTTTCTAGTCCTCCTTTCCTGGTTCTATGGAGTGTAGCAGTTTTTTTAGTTTGTGTCAAGACTGAATCCTGACCATACTTCTTACCTAGTTTCTTGACCTCTTTCTTAAACTTCTTCTTACTCATCTTGCCACGATCTATTGCATAACTTTTCTCCTTCACCTTCCTTTCATCTTTTGAACCAGGATTTTCCAAATAAGATCCTTTTACTTTAGTAGGTCCTCTACCAAATCTACCACGAATATCTTTTTGTAATTGCTTTGATCTTGCTTGATTATCTTTCCTTGATTTGTCACCACGATCAGCAGAGAGAGTTGCTATCCCACTCTTATCAGATTTACTTTTTATTCTAGAGAGACTACTCTCTTGCATAAACTCTTGATATGTCTTCATGCTTTGCGACAATTCCTATATTTATTTATTCTTCTTCTTGTTCTACTATTGCTTTATAGTACGCTAATCTTCTACGCAGAATCTTAACTTCCTTCAGAAGTTCTGCGTTTTCTTCTTCTAAAACCTCTATATGGTCTTGGTAAATGATTACGCTCATAAAGTTATTTAATCAGTTAATGTTTTCTTAAGGAGAATATCCTTTACATTTCTTCCAATTAGCATACATTTCCCCAAATAACATACCCTCATGTGATTTTATATCAGCACCACTCAAAAGTTCTTTCTGTCTAGCAGTTAAATCTTTATTCATGGTAAGATATTCTTTTTCCCAATTAGGGATTTCTTTAATCCATTCTGCCGTCATGCCACTAACTCCATAAATTGACTAAGAACTTTCTTATTTAGTTTCTTGACCTTAAGAGACTTAACGAATGCTCTCTTGATATCTGCCTTTGAATCTGACTTAGGTTCAAACTCAGCATCTTGTGCAAGAGTAGCAGATGACATTGCAAAGTAAGCATCATATCCAGAATTCTTAATAGTAAAGCTCTTATTCTTTGACCAATCTTTCTTAAGAATATCAAACTCTTTACTATACTCATCTGAATAACTTCTCATAAATCTATTAGCATCACGATTCTCAAGAACACGAATACCAATTAAATTCATAGAAGGGAAACTATCCTTTAGATTTCTAAGAAGAACATCTGTAAAATCACGCCAGTTCCAACCAAACTTATAAACTTTACCAAGTTTACGATCTCTTAAGAAACATTTATCTGGATTAACATTACGAGTACCCATATATGGTTGTGATTCCCAATGTCTCTCAACTTCCTTATGATATGGAATTTGTGATGCTTCACCATCAGTCAATATAATACATTGAGTTTTTTCTACACCATTATCCTTTTGAAATTTAGGAAGAATTTGATGCAATGCAATGACTGTTTCATTTAATGGAGTACCAGATAAAGATAGTTTTGGTGGAAACTGATACCCAACCCATCTACCGAAAGCAAGAGCAACTCTCCAAATGTTTTGCATTTGATGATCTAAAGTTTTAGCATTAGACTTACTAGTTAGCATATTCATTAGAGAAAAACCATTCTCAACTGCTAATAGATACTCCTCTGCTTCATAATGTGGTTTTAATTCCTTATTATTGTCATAGTCAACATAAGCAGACCTACTATAAGGACGATGCCACTCATTACTAAATGCATAAACCTCAAATGGAATCTGCACTTTTCTACAAAACCATATTAAACTATAAAGTTGCTTGATAGTATCTTGTAAAACATATTGCATAGAACCAGACCAGTCTAATATAAAGAC